CTACATCAACTGCAATATAAAAATCTTTTACATACTTGTATGCTTCATCTCTAGTGTCGTCTTGATACTCAGCAGGCCCGCCATTTTTAATACGCTTGGCAATCAATCGTTCAAAATGATTGTCAGAGTCTGGCATCCAATAGTTGTAAACCTGTTTCATGCCTTTTCCAATACAACAATATATTTTGTTACATGAATCGGAGGACCTTTTTTTACTGTCACGTCTTGTTGAATTATTTCCTCGTGTGTGATATTCCAGTTCTTTAATGATTTAATTTTGTGTTTCCACCATTTTGGATTTTCAATTATTAAATGTGCATTCCTTCCGTCACTCAATGACTTTTTAGCAGGATGACATGCAATTAAATGATATTGATATCTAGTGGCCCTGTTGCATAAATCGTGCAGTGTTTCGTCTAACAATTCTGGTTCGACGTGTTCTAATACATCACTACTATAAATTAAATCAACTGCATCAGGTAAGATAATTGGACTGGTTACTGGATCATAACTAAACAGGTTTATATTTGGATATGTATTTTTTATCGTATTAGAGGTTAGGCCTTTTCCGCACCCAAAGTCTAAAATACTATTAATATTATATTTGTTGATTATTGTATCAACGATGTTAGGAATACTGCTTGCTCGACCAAAACTGTTTATGTTGTGTAGTATTTTTAATTCATTTAAATATTCAGGTGAGTGGGCCATAGTATTCCTTATAACGCTGCGTCTTCCATTCCCGCAACTCTTAGTTTTACAATATTAGTTATCTGCCATTGTTTCTGATCCAGTCCTTTTAATAGTCCTAGCCATTTGTTTCGCAGGAGAGCAAATTCGTTAATAATCTTTTCATAATCAACTACATCTGCTTCGCCGTCTACATATCTTTCAACATCTCTACTGCTCAATGCACGTTGATAGTTTTCAAGATATTTTTTAAAAAATGAGCTACGCAATCTACGTAGCTCAATGTTTAAGTAGTTTAATATTGCTTCAATTTCTTGAAGTTGATTAAATCGGTACTCAACAATGCCCGGCATTTCTGATGCTGCCTTTTCCACATTGCCCTTGAGTTTGACTTCAGAACGAGCTATTACTAGCTCGTCCTCGAAGTATTGTATTGCTGCTGGGATCTCGTTGATATCTCGGCTTACCCGGCTGTACCAACCCATTACTCGTCCTCGAAATCATCGTCTTCGTCAAGATCTAAATAGTAGGAAATTGCATGATCTAAAGCAGCATCCGTTCCTAATAAGTCTTTAAAAATAATGTCATCGACTCCGTAGTCTGCTAATAAGTCAACAAATTTTTCAGCTGCTAACTCCACTTGTTTTTTATCTAGATACGATTTAAACAACATCCAGATGTCAGCAATATGTGCATCGTTCATTTATAGAATTACTCCTCGTTTTCGTCAACTACTTCAGCTGTTGAAGAGTCTACCTTAGCAGCAACCTCTTCGGCAGCCTTAGCGATATTTACCAATTGTTCTTCCTTAGCTGGTAGGTCCTCTATAACCTTTTCGAGTAAGTCTCCTGTCCAACGCTTGCGGAAATCTAGTATTTCCTCGCCAGCCGACGTAATGTACTTGTAACGATTGCCTACTTTTTCTAAGAGGCCTTTGCCTTCAAATAGATCAAACAGACCGCTGTAGGGATCCATGCCTGTAGAATAAGGAATCTCTACCTGTACACCTTCAAACGGTTTAGCATAGCGTGTCTTCATTACCTTACATGCTGCTCTAATACCGTGTACTTGGCTAGTCTTGTTGCCGTCAGCGTCTACCTTTAGTTTCAGCTTCTTCATAGCCACAACCATACTGGACGCATACACAAAGCCTGAACCACCTGAGATTTTGTCATCTGGATCAAACATATCTTGGCTTGCGTAGGTATGGTTGGTTACGCACATGCCCACGTTGTATGAACCAAACATGTTAACACAGTTGGTAACCAGTGCTTTGAGTGCTTTGGCTTTGCGTCCAAAGTCACCTTTCATGTCACCTGATTCAAACTGATTTACTTCAGTAGGACTCATCAACATGCCCAGGCTGTCAACCACAAACAGCACTTTGGGACGGTCTGCTTCTGCCATTGAACGATAGTCGTCCATGAACGTTGAGATAGTTTTAGCAACGTCGTCGATCATTGCCATGTTTAGTTTTAGTAGTTTTTCAAGTGAAGTATCTACTTTCAGTGCCTGCAACCAACTTTCGTCAAGTGCATTTTCACTGTCGATCAGCACTACAAAGATGTCTTGTTCTTGTGCGTGTTTTACAATGTTACCACTGACGATGTATGATTTGCCTGCGCCTGATTCGCCTGCGAACACTGATACTTTACCAAGCGGAATACCTTTACGGAAGTCACCGCTGAGTAGATAGTTTAGAGCATAGTTGCCAGTTGAGATCCAGTCTGTGGGATCGTGAAAACCAGCGCTCATTCCTTTGATAGATTTAGTTAAATTGTTTCGAAACTTTGAAGGATCGAATGCTTTAGTAGCCATTGTATATCTCCTAGATTAAAAAGCCGTGCAAGTACAAAGGGTTGCTTTTTGCGAAAGCAACCCTAAAAGCTTGCTCTTACTGATTTTGACGTGCGCGAATTGCAGCAAGAATATCTTGTGCGCCGCCGCCTGTAGCAGGTGCTGCTGGAGCAACAGGTGCTTTTGTAGCTTCTACTTGTGCGTTTGATTTAAACGGAATTTCGTCGTCGTCGTCTTCGTGAACTACTGGAGCACTCTGACTGGTAGCAGTAGCTTGTGGGCTTGCTGCTTTGGTTGGATCGCCTGTGCGTGCTGCCATGCCAGCAGGACGGAAGTAGTTGCTCCAACGATCTGGATCGTATGCTTCGCCATCTACTGAAGCTTCAAACATTTCTGTAAGAATTTTTACCGCAGCTTCGTCTGGCTTCTTAGGAAGAAAATCATTCAACGTATGAAGACCATGTGTATTGATTGCGGACATTTCTGCGTCACTCAGCGGACGCTCTCTACGTGCCCAGTTAGATGCGCCGTAGTCTGCGTATCCACCTTTAGAACCTTTTGACAGACGGAAGTCAACACCTGCTGTATAATCAGTAGGCAGTTCTTCCATGTCTGTATCCATGAGTGCTGCTTTGATAAGTTGGAAGATTTGTGGTCCAATGATAAATCTACGAATAGGATTTTCTGGTGCTTCTTCTTGCAACGGATTATCAGCTACAAATCCTTGGAAAATATAGCTGCGCTTTTTCCAATATTTACGACCCATTTCCTCAAGACTTGCGTCTTTGAACCAACCGCGAACTTCGGTTAAAATTGGGCAAGTTTCGCCATACATTTCCATACACGGAACCTGTACCTGTACTGGACGTGAATCAGTTTCGCCTTTGACGCCTGCAAAGGGAAGTTTGATCATCAAACGTTCTGCCCAGAAAAATGTGTTGTCTTGATTGCCATCAGGAAGGAAACGTAGCGTGGATTGCTCGCCTTCTTTCATATTCCAAAATGGGTAAACTGCGTTGTCGCCTGTGCCACGATTGCCGTTTGCGCCAGCTTCTTGTTCTTTGAGCTTCGCTCGGATTTCTGCTAATGATGCCATAGTTTTGCCTCCTAAAATGTTATGCCTATGTGCTTGTGCGTAGATTACGCTGTGCCTATTTTTGTGCAGCACTTTTACATACTACACGCAATTATTTATCTTGTCAAGTTTTTTTATATTGTTTTTGGGTAGTTAGCCGGTTATCTTAGACCGGCTAACTGTTTTACTATTTCTGTTTCTGGATAACGTGTATCTGTTACTTCTACTGCACGAGTTTCTAATGCAGTTGCCTCTACTTTTCGGATAAATTCTGCGACCGGTTTGACATAATGATCTCCATAGTCTTTTTGCACCGCAGTTAAGATTGCTGTTTCGCCTTTGGGGAATTTGCCTGTCTCTTTGTCAAAGTATGAAAGAACATATTCACTCACTGGTGTTCTTTGTTCTTTTTCTAGTGTGATCTCATCGCCGTCTGGACCTTGGACTTTGTCGCCTTTTTTCTTGCCGTTCATCTTAGCTTGACGAACAGCGTTTGCAAATGCATTGCCTTCATCTGTGTCGTCTTCAATCTGTTCAAATTCTTTACCCACGGATTGCGAAAATGTTTTTGATTTATCTATCTCAACCTTAGTTTCACCGAACTTGCTTACTACATCAGGTGAGCGCATCCAGTTGCGAAATACTTTGTAATCTGCAGGCTCCATAACAAATTGCTGTGTTGCTGGTCTGTATGCTTGCATAATCTTAGGTGCTGATTTTTGTAAGAACTTCATTAGTCTGTTATTGTCGATTGTAAAATACTTTGTTGTTTCAATATTATCGTCAGTATAGTTTTTAGGATTTGCCCACTTTTGTTTTACACGCTTTTTACCTACTGATACTTTTTCGCTATCGTCGCCTTCGGGCTTGTCGACTATTTTAACTTTCTCTCTACCAAATTGTTCTACCCATGCAAGAAACTCTCCGTACTGTGGAAACTTCTTAGGATTAACTGAGCCGTCATTATATACAACAACCTTCTCAGCACCGATAAAAATTTTGTCGCCGATTACTTTTTTAATAGCATTAACAATATCTTGTTTCTTTGTGAGAACGTTAAAGTTCATTTTAGAATTATCCAGTGTTAGTTCGCCGGGTGTATTTGCAAATCCAGCAAATGCCATCAGTGTTGGTTTACTTTTGTTTTTATCTAAAGGCGGCTTAACTTTGAAGCGCATGTACACATCGCCAGTTTGTGCTTCTTCTAGTGATTCTTTCTTGTGCTGACCTGGAGTTTCTTCTACGTCACCTTCACTTTCTTTAGCATTGCTTCCATTCATTTCAATCCACTGCATTAGTGGATATAGTGTGTTTACAATTTTATTGCCGAAACGAGCGTCTTTGCCGCTGCCTAGTTCACGCTCCATGCCTTTTGCTTTTTTGCGTAGCTCTATCACAGGTGCCATTACTTGTGTGTACTTAGAATCATTTGTGTCTAAGTTATTTTCAACCCAGCTGATTACGTCATATACATCGTTAGCATACATATTGGCTAAGTTGCCATCATGTGTGCCTTGGCCTGTTTCAATGCTTTTGCCTATCTTACGCAGTGCGCCTAGTGTATCGATAGCATCTTTTGATGTCTTGATGTATGCTTCGTCTACTTGGTCTTTGCTTTCGGCAAACTGACCCATCATTTCTTCAAAGCCTTGCTCTAGTTCAATTTCTTCTGGAACACACTTGTTTACACGCTTGCCTTTGTTCTTGCCAGTACCTGCTTGTGTACCATCTTTCTTGTAGCTATCCCAACAGTCCTTTGGCCCTGCAACTTCTTCTAAATCTTCTGGGCCTAGTTCTTTTGCTTTAGTTGCTTCACCTACTAGTTTGTATACAAAAGGAAATACATCAGCAAGTTCTTCGTTGAATTGTTTGATAGTTAATTGGTCAATCCAGTTTTCTTTTACATCTTCAGGAACGTCTTCTACAATAGCAACAACATAGCTGGATACTGCTTCTTTGTAATATGATTCTTTTTGTAGATTTTGTATTTCTTTTTTAACTTCATTTACACGATTTTTTACTATGTCTGTATATCCTGCAAGTGTTTCGGCCATTACAGCACTACGGCCCATGTATTGATTAAACTTGCGTAGTTTGGAAATTTCTTCTGAGAGGCTCGAAATGTGTTTGCCAAAATCATCGTACGCTGTTCCGCCTTCGCTTACATGGCGAGCCATTGCTCTAGCACCACTCAGATGCTTGTACGGATATTTAAATTTTTCACCAGTTGGTGACTCGATAAAGATTGAATTTATCTTTTGTGTTCTGCCTGTAGCACTTTCGGTGTTTATTGGGGCTGAATGTTTAATTGCCAATCTTGCATTGCCAATGCGCTGATAGCTGGTTTTGTTAGTACCGTACATTTTTGACTCGGCCATAGTTTCTTCTCCGGTGCGATTGTTCGCTAAAAATTTATAATCTCTTTTGTTCAGGTTTGATTTGTTGATATCTCTTACATCAAAAGGTAGCATACGCTTTTTTGCAAATATGCGTAATTCTTTTAAGAAATTGTACCAACGATCTTGCACACTTTCCATTTGATTTTGAACAATGTCTCTTCCTACTACTACTACAACGCCATCGGTTTCATCTAAGCTAATACTTATTTTTCCCAAGTCATTGCCTTCTTGCATAAATGAAAAGTCAAAATAACGTGCATCTTCAGGTACATTAGTAACATTACCCTTTTCGTCACCGATGGTAACCGTTTCAAAACGTCCACGAATCTTGTTGAATAAATCTGAGGCTATAGTTTGTAAGTTTTTCATACTGTATTTATCAAATACTACTGCTAACAAAGATTGGCATGGGCATTTCATAATCCTCTTCAGAATCTATCTGCACAAAAGTGTTATAAATTACAGGATCCCAGTCTTTCATAACTTCGATCATCCGCAATGAAAGTAACACCGAACTTACTAAATCGTCAGATCCGCCAGGTTTTGCTTGATAACTACTGCCAGTTGCAATAAATG